ACTGCGCGGCTGTGCGCGATGCCGACTATCGCGCACAGCTGGGCGCGATCAAGGCACCGACACTGGTCGTTTGCGGCTCCAAGGACCCGGTGACAACCATCGAGCATGGCCATTTCATCCAGTCCAATATCCCCTCCGCCGAACTGGTCGCATTCGAGGCAGCGCATCTGTCGAACGTAGAAGCCGGCGACGCGCTCACACAGCGAGTGCTGGCGTTCCTGCGTGGCTGAGAGCAGTCAGTGGTTGGGCCGACGACGCATGAAACCTCTGGCGGAAGGCGAACCATCTGCAGGTAGCTCAGCCGCAAATGAAAAGGCCCCGCGTAAGCAGGGCCTTTAAGACTGGAGCGGGCGAAGGGAATCGAACCCTTTTGCTTAGTGTGTCGTTCCGTCGCAAAGCGTGTCGTTATGCGGTTTCCGGGCTGAACCGTATGCTCGTTTCGGCGCAATTCGGCACAGTGTTTTCGACACCTTTTCGACACTAGCCGGCTCGCAATTCCTTCAACAGTTCTGGGTGGCGGCCGAGTAGTTTGAACAGCTGCACCAAAGGTTGAGGGGCTTCGGTACTACCGCGTTCGTAACGGGAAAATGCATTAGGCCCGCCACCGAACAGCTCAGCCGCTTCGCGCTGGCTTAAGTGCAACTGCTTGCGCACTGTGCGAATCAGCTCCTGGCTTCCGCCCTGGGCGTTCACCTGCTGGCGGAACTCGGTCATTGCTTTCATTACGCGCTCGCTTTCGCCAGGGCCTGTCAGGCACTCGCCGCAGGCATCGCACCAGTCTGCCGTTACGTTGGCAATCTCGGTGGTTTGCCCTTTATAAGTGAAGGGCAGGTTACGGGTGTCATGGACCAGTTCAGCCTGGCCGCAAACCGGACATTTCATGGTCACTTCTCCTTGAAGGAAACGATCAGCAGATCAGCCACCAGCGTGAACTTCAGGTAAACCTGCCCAAAGGGGGTTTCCGGTAGGTAAACGTCCTGCCAAGTGGTGTGGTCTGCATAGGTAGTCATGCTCTTGAAAAAGTCGCGGCTGTTGAGGTTGCTGATGACCGCTAGCATGTCGGCCAGCTCCATACCCAACTCAGCTCCCCCTTCAAGGGCGACACGGGTGAAGCGATAACGCTGCTCGTCTAAGGCCTGCTTCACCAGCTCGAGCTTGAAATGGGGTTTGCGCTTTTCCATGAGGTAAACATAACCTATTAGGTATATTTTTCAAGGGGAAACAGATGGGCGACAAGCAGGAGAATCGGCCTCTACGGGACCGCCTCTTGGCTGGCAGAGCAGCGCCGCTGACCAGTCCTGTCAGTAAGCAGTATTTCGCTGCACTCCGGCTTCGCTGTGCCGAAGCGAGTAACAGAGCACCTGAGCGAGCGGAGCAAGGCGGAGCCCAGGAGAGTCACGAGTAGGGCTGGGTCTAGCCACGAGATGCGGCTAGTCCTCAGCCTGACCTTCCACTTTCATATTTCGCTTGATTACGTGCCGTATGGATAAATTTTGGTTGAAATAGACGTACTCGATTTTCTCTTCATCGCGAAGCAGAGTTAGATGCGAGCTTCCGGATTTCAACAGGATGTTTGCGGAACCTATGAAATGCTCGCTCTCGATGGAAACAGGCTGTTCATTCTTTAACTTGTCGAATCTAAGCAGTCCAGCATAGTAGGAGAACGCTAGCGCGATAGCAGTCGCAAAATAGATCGCTGATCTGGCTGCTTGTCGCCTATATGCAACTCTTTTCTTGTCTCTCAGACGGCTAATTACAACCGCAGGTGGTCGAGCAAGAAACCCAACTTTTAGCGCCATTGCTATGAGTGCAATAAGTAGATATATCCAAGTGGTAATTCCGACCCTTGTGTATAGGAGTTCTAGATACGATATATTGAACAAAAGTAAGAATGTTATAGCTAGAACTAAGTAGTATGCGGGTACTTCATATTTTATTGACTCTTTGAAGAGTTTTATAGAGGTTTGAGCAAAGCGGGTAGGCCACCGTTTCCTAGGTTGCAATGAGAAGGCCGCTAAAGTGTGTCCGGCTGAAAAAAATACCTGGGATACAATAAATGCAACGACGCTTGATATGGTGTAACAAAGTAAAAAGTAAAATGAGAATGTGGTGATAAAGGCCGGCAAAAAATCAATGGTCACTACGGACGCTATCTCAAACGGAACGCTCGACATGAAGCCAAAGTAATGAGCAGATGCGAGGGAAAGTGCGACCAGTAGAGGGCGGCCGATCGTTTTAATCAGCTCGTTGCGTCGGCCAAGCAGGTTTGCAAAGTTAAAAGCTATAGGTGCATCTTTTTTGCTATTGGCGCTTTTTGTTAGTCGGCTTAAGATGTCAGCTCTTCTATAACGTGGCACTGATCGGTCCTAGTTTTTTTTTAAGGAAGGTAGTTGTTCTCGGCAGCGCAAGCTGGCTTGTACCGGTTGCACATTTTCTTGAAAGCGACCTTTGCACCTTTACGGCAGTCACGGTAGACCAGGGAGCCGCGTTTGTAGTTTTGGCACACGCTGTTGTAGTCGATCTGGCCGTTTACCACTGTCCACTCAAACTGGCCGCTGATGCGCTGCTTGTTGTGGCCGTTTTCCCAGCTCCAGTCGCTGAGGTGAGTCTGGCGGGAAACGGAGCGTTTTTGCGTGGTGCTGGTGGAGCTGGCTGCGTAGTAGCGGGCCGGTGGTGGCTGCATCGTGTTGGCGACGGGGCGGGGCGTGTAGTTGCTATCGTTGAACGATGTTTGGCGCTGCTGTAGCGCTCGCGCGGTGCCTTCTTCGAACCAGTCGATTTCTTCCTGGGTCAACGGCCGTTGCTGGGGCGCTGCTGCTGAGGCTTCGTAGCTTGCAACCGAAGGCTGGCTAACCGGCTGGGTAGGCTGCTCAGGCTCTTGGTTAAACCAAGGCTTGCCGCCGACAAGAATGCCTTGCTTGATCTGGTTTACGTCCAGTACGACCGGTTTGCCGAACGTAAATGCAAGTGCCGAAAGCAACGCGGAACCGATACCTAGGATCGCCAGGAATCGCCAGGGGCCAGGCTTTTTTCTGTTGCGTAGGTACTCGGGTGCATCGTTCCAGTCTGATCGCATGTCGCCTCCTTGCGCCTGCCGATGGTTCAAATCGGAGCTTTATCTTTCGATACTGCAAATATCACCAATATCAGAAGGATCACTAAAGTGATGAATAGAAATCCGACGAGCGTAGGCAAATAATACAAATAGCTATTGGTGTCCTTGTACCTTCCGAAGGTCAGTACCTTCAGTACCCAAAGGCCAAGACCTCTGAGCGCAACCTCTAAAACAAGACCGATGATCGTCTCCATGTGTGATTCCATCGCTCCCATGGCTGCTAAGGAGGCTAAATAATCTGCCCTTTCAGATTCAGTGTGCCTCGGCCAAATCACTTTGCTCTGCTTGTGATGTTTCTTTGTCGTGTTGTTCTAGGTAATGCTGTAACGCTTTTTTTCTTGTGGCTTCATTTTCATCATAGCCTTCATAGAAGGCTTTTTTTGTCTCACCTGCTAGAAGGTCTTCCGCTACTTCTTTATTGTATATCGCTTTGGGATGTGTCCCTCGTAGCAGTTCTCGAGCGGTTTTTAATATTTCATATCCGTCTTTGTGATAGCTCTTTGCATGGTGAATTGCGGCTGAAATTATAATCGGGCTTAGAGTTGTTTGTATAAGCTTGTAGTGAAGGTTATTGTTTTGAATCTGTGCTGCTAATTGAGCGGTTAAAATTAGCTTTTCCAATACTACATGTCGAAACTCACCCAAGGTAAGTCCTGTGCGCTTTTGGAACAGTACGGTTAGATCGCTATGGGTCCTTGCGCCGTCCTTCTTTGCTTCTTCAAGCATGTACACGGATAAGAAGATGTTGTAACTGCTTTTAGTTCCGAGGCATTTTTGAATTACTTTGTCGTTTTTTATTTCTTCTAAGACTTTGAAAAAAGTCATTTCTAGAGCTTGGTTTCTCATGGCATCCAGCTGCGCTGTTAGAATTCTATTATTCTCGCTGGAAACCAGGCGTTGCTCGTAAAGTTCCTTTCTTTGTATTTTCATTGTGGATAACAATATTAAAATCGTTATAAATCCAAGTATTGGGTTTAATGTTCCGCCCATGAAGTCGCCAAATTGGCCCCAGACTTCCTGGCTGTTACTTAAATGATTGTGGAACTTGATGAGGTATAAAGAGAATAGGCCAAGCATGATGAGGGCGGCAATGCTCGCGACGGTGCCGATGGAGATTCTCTCAAAAAAACTCAATTTGTCGCTTTGTTTCTCAATTTCCATATATTAATTTCCTAGACGGCATCAGGCTTAAAAATTTATTCCCAGAGAAGTTATATCATCCCAATCTAATTTGTAACCAGCTTGCTTGATTTCTGATGATAATTCCTTCACCACAAGTTCTAGGTCGGGCGCTGGTATGCCAACGTCTAGTTGTAAATCCGTCAGATTTACCGCTGCAGAAGTGTGGCCGAGGCTAACGGCGCGATTGACCGACTCGACAATTCTTCTTCGGATTTCATCGGGGATCTTTGCTCGAGCCATTGAGGATAGTTCCTTAGCTCGGCTGGCAGGAATTAACTTGCCAGAGAGTTCTCCTAAAAAACTCGCTTCAATTCGCGCAACTAACTCGGAATTTAATGACCTTCCGGAGCTTTTCGCTGCGAGCTCGGCTTGAGCCCGCAAATCGGCGGGCAGACGTAATTTGAATTGGGGGTCTTCTCTGCTCATCTGAGAATGATGGACCACGGTGGTCTTGACAGCAATGGTACCACCGTGGTTCCATTTTGTCGGGATCACGGTGGTCCCTTTTGTGGAGGAAGCATGGAACTGGAAGAGCTAGAACCTTCAAAGTTGATTGGTCCACAGCAAGACCTGGAAACCGTCGAATCTTGGGCGGAACGCAACGGCCTGACTTTCGATATGGCCCGCGCCTGGGCCTACCGGGGTGTGATTCCCACTGTAAAGCTTGGCAAGCGCCGCATGGTTAACAGTGCGCTGCTGCGTAGCTGGCTGCTGGAACAGGAGTGGACCGCATGATCCGCACCGTCTACGGGAAGCCAGGGGAGGGGATGACCTATGCAGAAGCCGGCCAGCTATCAACGCCTTCCGCACGCCCAGGACTGCGACTGCTCTGTCTGCTGGTCCAGACGCGAAATGGTGAAACCCGCTCCCTGCCAGTCCACACCATGCGCCCTATGCCGCCCCGCATATGCGCGGCCGATTCGCACGCTGCAAATGGGCTGCGTCGGTGGAATCTGGAAGCCTCTGCTCTCGGAGTGGAAAGTGGAACCGGCCTTTATCTGCGAGAAGCACACGCCACCCGAGCGCCCAGCGAAGTGGTGGAGCGTTATCTACGACTCGGGCAAGCCAACGCCTTTCGTCCCGGTTCACGAACCGTTCGAGCTGGTGGGGTGATGGCATGAGAATTTCTGACAGCCCCTATCTGGTCGTCCTCATTGCTCTGAGGTATTGCATCTGGTCCAGCGCCGAGCACTTCAAGACGAAACCGCCCCCACCGAAGCCGAACAGGTCCAGGGCCGCGCTCCCGGCTCGTCGGATCACGCTTCACCGATCCGGCGAACGGAAGCACGGGCGGAGCGCACCCTTGACCCTGCACGAACCGAAACAGCCTCTGCTCGTGAGTGCGGGAGCGCTTTTCCCTCCCGCGCTCCCGAGCCCTCGGCGGCGAGAGTGGGATGACAAGGGCGAAGCCCTTGGTGTTAAACAGCGTTGCGGATGATTAATTAAATTAATGTTTGCTCAAGTAGAAAGTGTCAATTCAGCACTATTCGTCTCATTAAAAAATGAAGTATTGAATGTTTTAATACTTGCTAAATAGTTGTTCCAAGAGCGTTCAAATCCAGCTATAGATAACCCGCAAGCCAAGTAACAAGCCGGTCGCAGTGAAATTGCTTTTTCACTCGTTCGGGATCGCTCGGCCTGCAGAAAGCAAAGCAGCGCAATAAAGCGCAACTAGAGAGAGGAAACACAAGATGGCACGTTCGACTATGGAAGTTGCATTTCTCGGCACTCAACGCTTCGACGGTGAAGCGGGCCAGAAGTACATCAAGGTCTTCTACGGCGATGAGCCAGACGGCAAGACCGAACACGGCCTGTCGATCATCGGCATGGCAGCAGCGGACGAAGTAGCCGACGAGATCTTCGCAGCCGGCGCCAAGTTCGAGCCGCTGCAACTGGTGCGCATCCATTTCGAGATTGCCCGTGGTGGCCAGAACAAGGGCAAGAATCTGGCGCTCCAGCTCGAAGCCGTCCAGACCCGCGCCGCTGCCGAAACCCCGCGCACCCCAGCTCAACCCCAGGCCAAAGCCGGCGACCCGGCCAAGGCCAACTAACCGGGAGGGGCGGCCATGCTGATCGATGACCGGGTGTACTGCGATTGCTGTGGCAACGACATGGGCAAGCTCATGGCGCTGCCCGCGCCGCAAAGCGACCTGCTGCCAGACCTCAGCCTGCCGCCCCACTTCGCCGTCTGCCCTGACTGCGAACCCTCCGAACAAACCGCCGACCTCGAGCAGGCCGGCGAATGACTTACGCGCTCACCTGCGACGGCACCGTCTCGGTTGATGCAGGCGGAGCGCCCCTGTGTTCCGGCGGCTGGGTCTTGGTCCAGCTTCCAGAACAGTTCGACCCGAGCCAACTGGACCCCGCCGTATTGGCCCAGGTGTTCGGGATCGGATTCACGCTCGTAACCACTGTGCTGTTGATCGGCATCGGCTGTAAGGCCGTTCTCGACTTCCTCAAGCACGCCTGAAAACCCATTTGGAGTGACCACCATGCACAACATCAAACGCGTCTCCCGCGATCTGGCCTTGGCCGTTCCCTTCGCCATCGCGGCTTCTGCCTCCCACGCCGCCGGCTGGGACTACAGCACCCTGACCGCCGATGTGGACTTCTCCACCATCGCAACCGGCGTCCTCGCCGTCGCAGCCCTGCTGGCAGCGGTTTATGCCGGCATCAAGGGTGCCCGCGTCGTCCTCGGCTTCCTGCGTTCGTAACGCTCACCAGCAACCCGGGCCGGCCTAGTGCCGGCCTTTCTCTTAGCGAGGTAGCCATGCAAGCGCTCTGGGAGTTCGCCTTCTTCTGCATCGGATCGGCCTGCGCTTACGCGATCTTTTCGAGGTGGTAGGGATGAAGGCTCAAGGTCGCATATGCAGCTTGTTGCTGCTGTTCTGCTCGTTCCTGTCCATGCAAACAGCGGCAGCAGAGGAGTTCTTCTGGCGGGCCAACTACTCAGGCGGCATACCCAAGCCAACGCCGCTTGAATCGTGCAAGGCGGCAAATACCAACGTCAGCTACGTCAGCAAGGTCGATGACACGCGATACAACTGCCATCAGTACAACGGCCCTGTTCTTTTTCAAACGCTCCGCTATGCCATCAGCTGCACCAATGCCCAGCAATGGGATTGGGACGCCGGTCGGTGTGTCGATATTCCTCAGCCCAAGCAATGCGAAGCCACCAACGGCCAGACCGTCAGCCACGAACATCTGATGAAGGCCGCTGTGGGCCAGCCGACCATTGACCCTCCGGGCTCGGTCTGCGGTAACGGTTGCCAGTACGCCTTCACCTACACCGCCGCCTCCAACGTCTACGTCTACACCAGCGGCAACCCGCCTGGTGTGTTCGGCGTTTACGCCTATACCGGCAACGGCATCGAGTGCAACGAAAGCACGCTGCAAACGCCCGGCAACCCGTCCGAGGGCGATACCCAGGATCCGGATGACACACCGCCACCCGAGGATGGCGACAAGTGCCCCGAGGGCTACACCTACAACGGCACATTCTGCTCCCCGGATACCCCGCCAGATCCTGATCCGGACCCGACCGACCCAACGGACCCAACGGACCCAACCGATCCCACTGACCCCGACGATGGCTCGGGTGATGGTGGGTCCGGCGACGGCGGTTCCGATGGCGGCTCGGGCGATGGCGACGGCTCAGGTGATGGCGGTGACGGTGACGGCGGCAGCTCGGGCGGTGGCGATGGTGGCACCGGTACTGGTGACGGCGAAGGTGAGGACGAAGAAGGCGAAGGCTCCGGTCCCGGTTTCTGCGATGGCGGTGACTGCTCGTTCGTCGCACCGACCTACTTCGACGGCGCCGACAAAGTGCCGGGTTTCGACGAATCCCTGTCCCGCGTTTTCGATGGCATCCGCAATTCGCCCCTGGGTAGCGCGGTCGATGCCATTTCCTTTCCGTCCGGCTCCGGTGCCTGCCCGTCTGGAACGGTGACCCTGTTCGGCAAGCCGATCACCTTCGATGGTCACTGCGCCCTGTGGGGCGAGATCTCCGGAATCTTCTCTGCGCTCATGCTGGCCGTTTGGTGCCTGCTGGGCGTTCGTATCGTCCTGTCCTCGTGAGGTGCCGCCATGCTTGAGAAGCTAGGTCGTTTCATTGATTGGGTATGGGCGTTCCCCGCCCAGATATTCAAATGGCTGCAGGATGCCTTCGACTCGGTTATCGACTTCATCGAAACCCTGCCGCAGTGGATCTTCTTCCAACTGTCCGAAGGCATCGTCTCGTTCTTCAATGCCATTCCGGTGCCGGACTTCTTCTACCAGGCCGGCGGCGCTATGCAGTCGATCCCGTCAGAGGTGCAGTTCTTCGCCTCCATGTTCCGGCTGGACTTCGGCGTCACCACGGTGCTGCTCGCCTACCTGATCCGCTTCGTCATCCGCCGTCTGCCGATCATCGGGTGACCTATGGCCATCGACGCATACACCGGCATGCCCGGCCATGGCAAAACCTACGGAGTCGTTGAGCACGTCATCATCCCCAGCCTGAAACAGGGCCGGCATGTGGTGACCAATATCCCGCTTGAGGTCGATGCGTTGCTGGCCGAGTTCGGCGGCACCATCGCCCAGCTACCGGCAGACTGGTTCGAGCGCCGCGATCTTTCCGAGCTGGCCCCCAACGGCTGCGTGCTGGTTCTCGACGAACTCTGGCGCCGCTGGCCGAAGGGGCAGAAGACCAACGCGGCTGCACTCGAAGACAAAGCCTTACTCGCCGAACACCGTCACCGGGTCGATGAAAAGGGCCAGTCCATGCGCGTGGTGCTGGTTACTCAGGATCTGGAGCAGATCGCCACTTGGGTCACCCTGCTGGTCGAAACCACCTACCGCATCGTCAAGAAGTCCAAGAAGTACTACCGGGTCGATATCTACCGGGGCGCCGCCAAGGGCCAGCGGCCACCGAAAACCGCTCTCCTGCGCCAGACCGCCGGGACCTTCAAGCCCACCGTGTGGTGCTACTACAAGTCGGCCACGCAATCGGCCACGGGTGATGTGGGTGATGAATCCAAGGCCGATGGGCGCGCCTCGCTGTTGCGCTCCTGGGGCCTGTGGGGGCTGATCGGCATCGTCACCGTGTGCGGTGTCTTCGGCGTCATGGGCGTGCGCTCCTTCTTCAGCACGCCGGTAGTACCCAAGTCACCTGAGCCGGCACCAGTGGTAGCGCCTGAACCCAAGCAAGCACCGTCGCGCACCTCCCGCGCCGCTACCGCCGTGTACAGCAAACCCGAAGGGCCGGTCATGTCGATGACATGGCGCGTAGGCGGCTACGTCATGGCCCCGGTGGGCTCATGGCGACCACCTGCACCCCAGGAGCCGGAGTCGGACGGGATCTACTGGCAGAACACCGGAAACGCCAAGCCAGTCAGTAAGACCGCCCGCGTCGTCCTCGTCTCGAACAGTGGGCTCACCCGCGTTGTACCGCTCGGGGAGTGCCGCTTCTTCGCCGGACAGATGGATATGTACTGCGACATCGACGGCGAACGCATCACGCCCTGGACGGGCCGTGGAGCGGTTACCAGCGTGATTGATCCTGTGGCGTCGCTTAGCTCTACGCGCCG